CGATCAACTCTGCCGTCGCCCCGGCCTTCTCAATGAGACCGACGAACGCGGCGTAGTCGTCTGCCGCACCCGCAGCGGACAGCTTCACATACGCCTCGAACCAGAACCGCTTGCCACTGTTCTTGGCCAGGAGGTACAGATCGGGGGTCGCGATGAATGCCGAGTCATTGTCGGCACCCGAACCTTCGAGCAGGATTTCGCCATTGGCCACGTCCACCGTCTGGGCGACATCGGCGTTCGTACCGACGAAGTCCCAACCGGGGACCGACTTGTCCTCCTCGACGCCGCCCTTGACGAAGTCATCGTACACTTCGATGAAGTCGGTCGGGCAAGCGACCATCTTCATCGTGGGAAGATCGGCCCAAATCGAGGGGCTCTGGGACGCGGCATTGCCTGCTGTCTCGTATTTCACAACGCTCACTATGCTTCTCCTTGAAAAAGTGGGGGGCCGAAGCCCCCGTTTCACTTGTCCTCAGTCAACATGAATGTTGACGCAACATATCGTCTTGACAACGTATAGGTTACGCCGTCACCTGCTTGTGCAACACAAAGCCGCAACGTCGGCGGTTGGTGCAAAGGTTCTGGTGGGCACCATCCAGGAACACCGTGAAGGTCGTGTGCTGGCCACGATCCGACTGCGGATCGCCTTCCTTCATCCAGTACCCATCGTGGATGACAGGCAGGAAATACGAGAAGTCCACGCAGTACAGCGGGCTGTAGGCATCGCTCGTCTCAGGGTCCGTCACGCCCTCCAACTGCGGAATCGGAACCACCGGCATACGGTTCAGGAGAACGTTGGCACCGTCGTCCACCACCATCTTCCCGAGGACTTCCTTGCCGCTGTGGTTGTCATCCATCATGTCGGCGTAGTCCATCAGGTCGGCGACCATCTGGTAGTCACTGTACCACCGCTTCTGAGCGGCACGCTTGTTCGAGGGGTCGTTGATGAACAACGGGGCCTTGAACTTCGTGTACAGGAACGCGAGCCGAACCTTCTTCAGGAAGTCCCGGTTGATCGCCGTGTACATCGCGGCGTAGTTCCGCCACTTGGACTCGGTCGAAGCGTCGAGACCCGCACAGGTCGTGCCGGTCGTACCATCCTGGTAGCGGATCGTCTTGCCGACGAAACCGTCCGCAGTCGTGTCCTTGTCCGCGATGTTGATGTAGTACGGAATCCCGTAGGGGTACAACTTGTCGTTCGCACTCGTCGGGGTCTTCCAGAACCGATCCTCGATCAGATCGGCCAGCGACCACAGGCCGTCGATACGCCGCTCCTGCATGAGCCGGATGAAGCCCTTGGTCGAGTTCATCTGGTGCAGGATTTCCAGGTCGTCCCACGAGTAGTTCGTGCCGAGTCGGCACCAGGGGACGGTGATCGTCGCCATGTTGTCGCCGACAGCCGGATCATCCGTGTCATAGTATTTCCGGTAACGGGCGTTGCCAGTGTTCGACAGCATGACCTTTCGCTCAATCTGGGTGCCGCCATCGGTCACCATGCGATCCTGCTGGTAGATGCGGCACGCCTCGTAGTCCTGGTTGTCCCAGAGGACCTCGAATTCCTGCTTGGGCAGATCATTGAGAGTCAGGGTCAAGAGGTCTTGCAGTTCATCTTGCGTATACACTTACACTCCTCCTCTTAGGGGATGGCGATTCGTTATCTCCGGTTACGGAGCTTCGCGAGTCTCGCCTCGGTTCTTGCTTCCAATTCCTTTTCTGTCTTGGGCTTGTCCCCTTCCTGTTTGGGAATGGACTTGCCGTTCGCGGGCCGCAAGGTCATACCCTTGGCTCGCTGCTTCATCTTGCTGACCAGTTCCTGTCGCACCTGTTGCGTCCGCATCCCGTCCGTCAGGAGGGAGTGGGCCAAACTCAGGGCTTCGGGAACGGTCAAATTGCGTCCATGCTCGCGGGCACCAACCCAGATCGCATCCGCCTGTTCAAGCAGAGCGTTTCGATTGGCCCGCTGACCCGGCGTCAGGCCGTGGCCGTCAAACGTGGGAATCCTGGCGTCGTCATAGGCGGGACCATAGAAATCGTTGTACATCTTCATCTGGTCCGACCCGAGGAACGCCAGAATCTGCGTGGCCAGGGCAACGTCTTCCTGCTGTCTGGCCTGCTGTCTGAGCTGCTCGGCAGGTTCGCGTACCGTCAACTGTGTCAGGGCCTTGTTCATCCCCTCCACAATCGGAAGCAGCGGATTGTCCGGGTCCTGCTTGCGGATCGCCTCCACATCGATGAACGACTGAGGCGATTCCTCCTTCGTTTCCGGCTGGCTCTTCCGTCGCTCGATGTTGATGCGAGTTCTGCCGATCTCCGCGAACTGCCGCGACAAATCGTTCGTCGCCTGATGCAGCTTCTCGAAAACCTTCATGGCCTGTTTCGGATTGGCCTTGTAGAACTCCGCGATCTCCTCGGGCTTCCAGCCATTGTGGAGGACTGAGCGATAAACATTCTCGGGGATTGCAGGCTTCTTCTCACCGGCTTCCAGTTCCCGATTGTCGTCCTGGGTAGGCGATTCCTCCTCGTCCTCCGGAGATGCAGGATCATCCTGTCCGTCGCTCTCCGAAGTTGGATTGTCATCGGCTTCCAGTTCGTCATTCTCGGACTCCTGGGTAGGCGGCTTCTTGACCTCTTCCCCGCGCAGCGATGCCAAGTGTTTGGCTATGCTGCTCTGAACCTCTTCGCTCTCGTACGCACTCTCGTCGTGCCTCATGTCTGTTCCTTTTTCTGACCCGCTCATTGCAATCTCCAAAAATAGGGTAAGTGAGGCGGCGTGCCTCAGTTGCTATTTGGGTTGAATGTAATCCAGAATGGCTTCTGTCAGATGCAGCCCGCGATTCTCAGCCAGGCCGACTAACAGGTTACATCTGCGGCAAAGTAACCCCCTAACTCTGCCAGTCGTGTGATCGTGATCCGTATCAATTTGGTCGTATGGTGTCGGTTCTCTGCAAATAGCGCAGCAGCCATTCTGCGAGACATACATGTTTCTGTGTTGCCCGACAGTCAGTCCATACTTCGATTTGAGTTTGTGCCTCCACTTGGATGCCCGATCCCGCTCACGATGCATTTCGGCATATCGCCTATGAACCGCTCTGCTAACCTCCCTGTTGTCCTGAACATACCTCTTATTCGAGGCGTTCATGCAATCTTTGCAGTGACTCTTCAATCCGTCTTTATTCTTGGTGTCCTTATAGAACTCCTTTTCGAGTTTCTCCTGTCCGCATTTGGAACAGGTTCTCACGCGATTCTCTTTCCACGATTTCTAATCCTTTGTGGATTCTTTACTGCCCCGATCTTCTTCAGATATGCGTCATGTTGACGGTAGGAACTGAAGACAGGGCAACCGTCGTCTGTGATCTTGACATCAGGAAACGTCCGCCGATGTTCCTCCACCTGTTGCGGACTAACCGCCAAACTGTGACTTACAATCGGCCTGCGATACTCGCGATCCCCGATGTTGGCTCGCTCTGCTCCGTAGTCTCGATTCATCGGAGTACCACACTCGCACACTCGGTCGTGGCACCCTCGGATAGAGCAGACCGTCTCCTCGGTCCGTCCACAGGATGGACAGACGTGACAATACGTTGGCATGTCACCCCCCAATAAGACTGGTTATCTTCCGATCAGTCGCTTGATCTCGTCGCCGGTCAACGCGGATTCGAGACTTGACCTCTGCTCGGACTGAGCCTGTTTCACACGCTTGACGGTGGACTGACTCTTCTTCACCGTCTTCTTGTTCGCCTTCGTGACGGCTTCCTTCCACTCCTTGGTGAACATCTGCGGGTACTTCTTTCGCAGACGGCTGTTGACAACTGCCTGCTCTTCCTGGGTTCTCGACTTCGCTATTGCCACGGCATCCCTCCAAATCCCATTGCGGACTGTGCCTGGGCACCGCCCATCTGTGTCATCTGGTTCTGCTCCTGCGTCGGAGTCAGAATGTCACGCTTTCCTGCGAATCCCTTGTTCTGGATCACACCGGCCATCTGTCCCTTGCCCACATTCTGCGGGCCCATCTGCATCATGTAGTTCAGCCGACGCTCGAAGGTCGGGTCCTCGAAAACTTCCTGCACGGCCTCGGCAATGCCCATCTCTTCCGCCGCCTGCATCAAGGCACGCGGCAGATTGAACTGGACGCCCATCTGCATCATCATCATGGCCGATTGGGTCAATGCCGGAACGGTGTTCGTATGAAACTCCAACAGCCGCTTGGCCCGTAGGTTCGGCTCCAACACGGTCATGGATCGTTTGACGATCTCGAACGCAAAATCCAGGAAGTCACCTTGTCGCTGTTCTGGAGTCAGAAACACCTGCACAGGTTGATTGCCTGTCACTCGCCGGATCAATGGAATACCAGGCTGTCCCGGTTGGAACATCAACGGATCGGTGTGCAGGAACCAGGCGTGTTTGCCGCTGATTTCCGCCTGGATGTCGGCGATCATGTCCCGCATATCTTGGATGCGGACGCTCGCGTTCGCCTGATTGCCCTGGAACTCGGTCGCCGTGTCCGCCTCGGAACCGATACCCATCAACTGGTCCGGATTGCCCGCCATGTAGTTGAACCAGCCGCGAAGTTCCTGGACCATTCGCTCGTTGTCGGGGTTCTGCCCGCCGAACGACGCAACGTTGATGCCCTTCGGATCGGTGCAGGCAATCGTTTCGCCGTCCATCGCCGTGCGGATCGCATCGGCCACGTCCGCAAGCTGCGGAGCGTACAGGAGGATGTCCTTCTGCCGCTCGGACTGTCCCATGAACTTCTTGAAAATCTCGTTGGCCATGACGTTCAAGTCACGCCACACGCCGACCGGGGCAATCGGGAATGGATTGCCAGGCACCGGCTGCGTCAGAGAACCGATGGTGTACGGCCCATCCGGGGGTCCGTAGTATTCCTGCACATGCAAGAAGTCGTCCATCGTCATCTGATAGGGGTCTGGGATGTACACCACAGCCCCGGCATCCGGGACATAGACCTCCACGACATAGACATACTCTTGGATGTCATACATCGTGGAAGACTCTTTGGAGTCCTGCGTGATCGACTGAACCCATCCGGACTCGTGTGGATGCGTGTTCGCAGCCGGAATGCGCTTGACTACTGCCTTGTCCCATCCGTATTCCAGCAGGGTCTCTCGCGGCACGCGGATTCGATGCCCAAGAAACGCCGCCTTGTCGAACGCCGTCGCGGTCGGATCGAATGTGAAATCGTCCAGACTCACGAGGTCCGTGTACACCTGTCCTGGGTCCACGTCTTCATCGTCGCCCACAGGGATCAACATGCCGGAAGCGGCAACCGAAGTCTTACCGATCATCAGTCCGAAGCACATGTCCACGACCCCGGCTCGCAAGGTCCGCCGCAGCTTCAGTTGCTTCTGCAACTTGTCTACGGCCAGACCGAGCAACTCGGCATAGTCCTTGTGGGAAAGGAATTGGGTCGTGACTTTGTTGACGCCTTCCTTCTGGATCAGTGCCGGGACCAGGGCGTGAATCGCCATGAAGACCAGATTGATCGGCATTTCGCCGGTCAATCCCTGCTCGGCCTGGAAGTAGTGTCCCACATAATCCTTGATGAACATGGCTCGGGCTTTGCGGTAGCGTTTCATCCTCTCGAAACCTTCTTTCACGGCTTCGCCGAGCGTCTGTGCATTCAGTTCTACGCTCATAAATTTCCCCACTGATCCGCCATTGCTTCAGCAATGCCCGGAAACGTGCGTGATCGTTCTTTCCAACGATCAGGCCCCGGCGGCATTCTATGAATCTTAGGTTCCCGGCCCTCAACAACATTGGTCGGAACAAGTAACGGAAGCCCTTTCAACCACAAACACGTTGCCTTCGTCTCGCCATGCCCGAACTGCCACGGCTGAATAATCTGATCCGGCGGGCGAATCGCAGTGCTGATCTTGCCAACCGGGTTCTCCAAGGCAATCTTTGGTATGGAGGAGTTGAGCAGAAACTTGACGAACTCCAACGCCTCCCGCTGTAATTCAATCTTCTCCGGCCACCATCTTGCTCCGGAAGCCGCTAAATGAGTGCAGGGTGGATGGCAAATCATCAGATCGAAGCCATCATTGATGATGTCTCGCACGTCCCCCAAGTAGTGCGGCCCTGGACGCTCCGTGGGGAGCAGATCACAGGACACCGCGTCATGCCCTCTGGCCCGGAAAGCGTCTCGCACGATTCCAGAGAACTCACACGCAATTATGATCCGCATTATCGGAAATCAAATCTCCTACGCCAGCCCTTGTTTTTCAGCTTGCTCTTCTTCCACTGCTCATAACGATAGCCCCAGGAACGATGCGGTGCGGAGGGGGACGCTTTCTTCGGCTCGTTGACCTCGCTGTCGTCCGCCGTCAGAGCATCGGCGATCACTACGTCACCGTGGAGGAGCATCTCGGCTTGGTTCTTATCCTGCAATTCCGCAGGTCCGACGCCTCCACCAGGGTAGAAGATGTAGTATTTCGCTTGTTCCAGGCCACGTTTGTCGTGATTGATGATCTTGCCCGTGAGCAAGGCCCGCTCATAGGCCCGCAGCAGAAGTTGCTTGCTCTCCCGGCTGGAATGCCAGCCGTACTTGTCCGTCTTCTTCTCGGCTACCGTGCCGACCTGCTCATTGCGATAATAGAAGGGGTACTTGAACTCCTTCACGAGCAGTTTGCCGAGATCGAGTCCCGGCCCATTCTTTTCCCACTTCAGGAACGGGAGTCGTTGTGGGTTGGCCCCGCCACACCACAGGGCCAACGCAACGATCACCCGTGCAAAATCATGCGGGGGAGTGTTTCGGCATCGCCATTTTGCAACAATCTCCCCCGTCTGTTTGCAGCGGATACTGACCACTGACTCCGAGGCTCCTCGCCCGGTGCTGGTGTCGATTCCAAACATGTATGTCTTCGACTGATCGAGGCGACCGTCGATGAGTTCGACCCACGTTTCCAGCTTCCCTTGGCCTGCCGGTCTCAGCGAATAGAACCGAATATCCCTTCGCTTGAGGATGTCGGCAATGTCGTCATTGGGAGTCCGCTCTTTCAAACAAATGTTGAACCGCCCCTTCGGATCACGCCCGAATAGAGTGGAGTGCTTCTCAATCTCTCCCAGATCAAAGAATGTGTCACCGGCCTCAAGGTCTTCGGCATACACTTCCTGTGCGATTTCCTTCGTTGTGCGTCTCTGCTTCTGACGCTCCAACCAAGGGGAACTGATCTGGTATCTGCCGGTAATCGGGTCCTTGAGAACAAAGCGTCCCGCCCCTTTCTCTGGATGATCCCAGAACATGAGGGAAACCACCTTGATCTGTCCTGAATTCAGCCACCGACTGTATTCCGTACCCGCCCCTGCTGGAGTTGAATTCACAATCCGGCACGGGGACACGTCCGCCGTCGCCGTTCTGATTTCCTCGCCGTTCTCCACCTTCGCGAACTCGTCCAGCAGTAGTATCTGGCAGCGGTCGCCAGACATGGCGTGCTTGGTCGTGGACTCGCCTGCGATGGTCGAGCCATTCAGTTCATTGAAGATGCGTAGTTTCGTCCGATTCTTCGTGCCCCGTTCCGTGACGCCGGGCGGTCGCATCCATTCCGGAAGCCAGGTATTGATGTAGTCATGTTTCCAGAACAGGCTCTTGCTCGTCGGCCCGTCCACGTAGTCCTCGGTTCGTGACATCTCGCGAATCTGGGTCTCGGGACGGAACAGCCACTTGTGGTGGATGAAGAACGTGCATTCCCACGATGCCCCCATGTCACGACTCTTGCGGACGCCGATGTCCTCGCCGCCGAAGAAGGCGTCCTCGAACGCCTGCCACGCAACCTCCTGGCACTCCCAGGTAATCATCGGCTGATGCGTGATCTTGGCTGGTCGAGATTTGCCCGTCTCCGGATCGGTCTCGAACTGCCAGTACGTCCAGCCGAAGACGTTCACCCAGTACAGGCCGCTGATCGCACACGCGGCAAGAATGTCTGCCTGAAGCACCGGGTCTCGTTCTGCGTTTCGCAACAGTGTCTCCCGGTACTTCAGGTTTTCATCCTTTCGCATCGGGACCTTCAGGCCCGTCTTCTGGCAGGTCCAAAATCGGCGATTCGTTGGGAACGGCTCTGGCAGGTTCGGGTGCTCCGCGTAGCCCTTGCCGATCACTCGTCGCCCCCTTCCGCCATCACGTTCAATCGTCTCTTGTTGATCTCACTCACCTTGTCCGCCGCCGTTGGCTTCGTGACATCGGCAGCATCCGAATTCACACCAGCCTTGCCTTCCACTCTTTCCAGGAGGATTTTCACACAGTCGAGATTGATGTCCCCTTCCACGATCTCCACTTTGCCGGTCTCGGGGTCTTCCCGCATGAAGCGACCAAGGGCCTTGTCCCATAGTTTGCGGGCCAGATACTCGCCTTTGCTGACGATAACCGGCTTGCAAGTGACCGGATCAACGACCGTCTCGGTCTGCTCGCTCGCGATCCCCCGCAGGTATTCACTCAAGACCCGACCCGCTCGGGACTTCTTTCCGAGCTCCATCAGGTCCTTGTTCTCTTTCTCAGGACGTTTTGCCATCCTATAGCACCCTTATCTTCTGGATCACCCCCATCGGATAGGCAGTGATGTCCGACTTTCCATCTTCCAAACACATGTTGTGCGCCAGTTTCAACACCTTGTCGTCACACGAGAGGACTATCCCGACGCTCTGCGACTTGGCGGGTCCGAATGTCTCCTGCTCCTCGGCATCGAGCCACCCACTGTCACTGTAGATGTCCAACCAATCGATCGCGACGATCTGTCCTTTGGCGGGATACTTCTTCTTCCTCATGGACCCAACTCCTCACAGGAATCGCACTTTGTGCGGCACGGGACAACATCCCCCTACCACGAGGTTGCGGCTCATGCGAGCGGGATAAGATACGCCTTACCGTTGTTGGCGGTGGTTGCGTAGTGGAGGGTAGTCTTCCCGAGGGG